GTCTAAAGATTGACCGACCCTAGTCATCGCCTTGTCTAAACCAGGCAATCCTGCCCCTGCAATGTCTCTAACCATACCTTCAGATGTCAATAAATCTTGACTAGGGTCAGCTATTCGCTGTCCTCCGTAAGGCTCGTATTCTCTTTTTGACTCTGCTTCTGTTCTTCCTAAAAGCCTTTCAAAATACGGTCTTACATACTCAGGCAGATTAGTCTGAGTAACTGTTGATTTGGTTTCTGTTGAGCCTCCACCACCACCCATTTTATAACTCCATCTTATATGCTATGTAATCTTGCTTCCAACCATGCTGTCTTCCCCATCTAATCCACGCTTTTCTTCCGTATCCTTCTAGATGTCTACAGCCATTGTCTCTAGCAAATCTTGTAATAATTCCTTGTGCTTCTGGCAACCATTCTTTCATTTTTCTGCCACCAATAAAATCTAGTGCTAATGCTCTACTTTCTGGATATTGTATCACACGAGTTGTAACACAAGCTACTATTTTTGTATCTTCCATAACAACCCATAAGTTATAAAAGTCATTCTTTATATATTGATAGACATCTTTAATTGTCATTTTTCCTTTAGCTGTTTCTACAGCAGGTTCTAACAATTTCTTAACATCTTTCCATACTACATCTAAAACTTGCTTTGGCACTGCACTAAACATCATGCGATTGCCCTCTTCATAACAGCCATCATATCTTTTTCTGGAGGTTGCTTCCCAGTGCCATGTCTAGCCATTCTTACTTTCTTCATTAA